CTAAAAATCCGTTATCCTTATTTTCAGTCGTAGAAACTTGACTAAATATCCCCGGCTGAATACCTCCCAAAACAGGGATAAAAGGCAAATCTACAAAACTACTCTTTGCAGTCTTTCGGGTCAATGTCGCAGGTTCGCCACTCCAAACAGATAGCCAAAACTCTAAATCAGATCCAGGTTTATATTTGTTCATATCCTTAAGCCATCCATTCAACTCATCTTTGAAAACAGCTACTCCGTTTTGGTTTTCTTCGTGAAGGTCGGCTAATGCTTCAATTGTCACATCATTTACAATAAATTGATTTCGCTTAGGTTCTCGGACTTCTTCATAATCCTTTTTATCTTTTGTGCTTAAAGATTCATATTCCTTCCACTTCTTATAATCCTTTTGGTATTGTTTGACCTCAAATGAATTCCGTTTCTTAATCGGAAATATCATCGCATTGATAGAAGGTGTCTTTCCTAGTCCTGCTCTACCTATCATTCCTAGCCAAATAATAGCCGACTCCCTCCAACCTACTTTAACCTCCACTTTGCAGGAATTCCCAATACATAAAGCCAACGCCCAAAGGAATGAAGATCCCATGTAATCAACTGAATGATTCAAAGTTTTTTGATTGGAGATTATGTAAGTCTGAATATCATCCGGGAATATATCTATCGGAAAAACCAATTCTTCTTTAGCTATCTCAGGTCTTGCAATTTCAAGTTTCTTAATTTTCCGTTCTCCATATCCTTGCTTATAGAGTTCTTTTGATGCCTCGGAAAAGTTGCCCCCGAAATATTTATAAGCATAAACCGAAAAGGCGCTCAAGGCTTTTTCATGCGGGTATATCGTTGCGGTAGTAAAAAGGTAGCAAAGCCCTGTATCTTTATAGATAAACCCGTGAAGGGCATCTTTACTGCCTTGTTTGCGAAGTACAATTCTATCTGATAGATGCTTTACAACTTGGAACTCGTTTTGAATAATATCCAAAACAGAATTCCGTTTGTTGTAATCATCCCAAGGGGTCAAACCTTCATTTTCTACTTGGATAGTTTTTATTGCTTCATCTTGCTTTTCCTCGTAATTAAAGTACTTGCTAAGGCCTATTAAATTATCCCTTTCTTCAATAGTTATTTCCTGAATATCTTCATATCCTAATCGGTCTATTTGATTGTCATAGATATAAATATATCCCCCTATGCCTCTTGTTTCAATTAATGCCTGATCATGTTTTTTTAGCTTCGCTAGCTTTTGATTCCCTTCAATCTTTTTGCATCGGTAAATAATGTGATAGCCTGAATTAACAGTCTTATAGATTACAAATTTACGGTCAAAATCATCTATGTGGTCCTGAATAAATTCTTTGTATTCACTCCAGAATACTCTCCCTTCTTCAACCGTTGGGAATACCTTAAGATCAATATCAATACATTCTACATTCCAGAAGCCTGTTATGATCCCAAATCCTTTAGCCTTCGCTTCATGGATTTGTAATTCGTTTACGCTTATCTTCTTTGTTTGATATTCTTTCCATTTAATCAAAGGTCTTTTACCCTCTGAAATTGGCATGACTGAATACCCTACATTAAGTAGGTTAATTGCCCTCCCTAGTGTTACGTTCATTTTCTAGTTTCCATTTGTTAATAATGTAAAATTAAGGATTTTTATTCCTGATTCAATTTATTTTTTCAGGTTTACAGGTTTACACTACTGTAAACCTAAAGTGTAAACCTATTTTTACTATAAAATCTCATTCAGTTTGATTGAATCGCCCTTTTTTGGCTTGTAGGTTTACAGGTTTACAGTATTTTAGAATAAATAATAAAATCAATATTAAAAAAAATATATTTTTCATTTTTAGTGTAAACTGTAAACCAAAACACCCTTTTTCTTTAATTCTAGTCAGTATAGGCGCTTTTATGGTTTACATTTATGGTTTACACTACTGTAAACTTTGTAAACCTAATCCCCTATTTTACCGCCTTTTTCCTTCAAAATTAGCTCAATCTTGGAAATCGGCAGCCCTACATCGTCCTTAATTTCATTCAAAGAATAATCTCCAAACTGGCCAAGCGTTAAAACCCGATTCACTTTTTCAACCGGTATTTCTTTGAGTAGCTTTTTATTCCTGGACTTGATAGCCGACATCTGGACTACGTTTCGATTATAGGCATTCACATTGCTTAGATGCTTTGTGAAAATGTTATAACTCAAATCAAATTCAATCGCTATTTCTTTGATTGGCTTATCCGTATTTCGATATACCTCAGTTGCTAGTTTCTTCTTTTCTTCTAATGTCATACTAAATTATTTTTGTTAAGTATATTCCAAACCCTGTAACGGCTAACCCCTAATTTTATTCCTATCTGTTGGCAATTTAATCCATCCCTCCAATGTGGTAAAATATCCTCTAATTTGAGTTTATTCCCTGGATCTCGATAGGTTTGCTTATAGCATAAATAAGCTACTTGAGGAACGTTTAAATTTAGCTCCTCGGCTATCTCTTTAAGAGTATAGCCATCGAGCTTCATTTTTCTTGCTTTTGGCCCTAGGTTCATATATCCAAAGCCATTAGATATTCACGACAAATTAAAACCCGCTCTTTTACCGTTTCGATAAATTCAGGATCATAATCGAATTCAAATTCTTTGATACGGAATTTAAAATCAATAGCATCATAATTAACTGGTTCCTCATAAGTCAGGAATTCAGGAGTGTTTTGCAAGGTATAAACCAAACGAGCCTTTTTAAGGCCTGTTAAAGCCATGTAAACTTGAAGTTGCATCCAATACCCCTTATCTGGTTCTGACTCGAATAATGGGAAGGTATAGGCATCCCACGAGGTCTTGAAGTCGTAGACTATTCCGTTATGAATTAAGTCTGGAGTTCCTGTGAAAAAATCATCTGAAAAGTAATCCAAATTTTTTACCATGAAATCAATATCCTTGGCAATGGAATAGAATTCTATTGCGGTATCTTCCATCATTAACCCCTTTGTCAAATACTTTGATTTGATCTCTTTTCTAAATCCGTAGATTTGCTCTTTGTACCAATCTTGTAAATAGGTTTTACAAGTCTGCCCTAAAGGATCTGATTTTGTGCGGGAATTAGTCATAATCTGACTAACCCCCGAAGCTCTGATTTTAAATTCCATTGGTTAATAGTTTTTCGTTTTCACTTGTTAAATTATATACTTTTTTGATTTGCTCAATCTTTACATTTCCGCTTGCTAAAGATTCAACAGCACCTTTCCATTTTGGGTGACTTGGGTTTAAATCCTGCTTAGTCGCTCCATGGTCATTTGAGCTATCAGGGTCCTTAGTGTCATCAATTAAAAATAAACCGTTAAGGGCGTATTTACGCGCGTAACTGGAAGAACTGCCGTAACTCTGTGCTATATCCATGCCTTTGCGACTTGGATCTATTCCAGCTTGAGCTCTTACACTTATTAATGAATTTCCTTTAGCGATTGAAGCGGTCGCCTCGATAAATACCAACCCCCCAACTTCTTTAACTTCATCATGGATAGTCAAGACGCATTCATTAGCCTTTAATAGTGGCTTAAGTGCCTCTAATATATCCTCGCAGCTTCGGTACTTGTATTTCCCGAAGCTATTGAATTGATTTTTTGGAGCTTTTAATTCGCTCTGAATTGTGATTAGTTCCTTCATCTTAATTTCCGTTTAGTTTTACTAACTTTTTAACCTCTCGCTCTAATTCGGAAATCAGTTCCTGACTTAAGCAAAGCATCAATGAGCCATAAAAGCTAGTGAATTTCAAGCCATCGTAAATAAGGACTCCTAGACCGTAACCGATCATTCTCTGACCGTCAATGTCAAGTGTAGCATAAATTTCGGCCAATTGACCGTTGGTAAATTCAGCATAAAGCTCAATGTTTGCGCCTGCTGCTTCGATTGTGATTTCCTGTTCTGTAAGTTCCATTTCCGTTTCGTTTAATGTTCTGTAAATATAATTGATTAGATTATTTAATCCTAGACTTTAATGAATTAAATTGAAAAATTCATCTTCAAAGTCAATTGATCCAGTTACTGATTTATATTCAGATTCCTCGGTAACTTCTACAAACTCGTTTATTTCATCAATGTATTTAGTAACTCCCCAAATATGGGTAAACTCTAATTCGTTATCTGATCCTTCAGTCGGGTCCA